GAGGAGTATAGATCCTCCCCGATATCCGAACGGTAGTCGAATGTTTCACGTTCGCTACCGAACCACCAATCTGGTACGAGCTCATCGTCAGTTCCTTCAAGGGTGTGAAGACTCTTTAACAGGGTCCCCACACTATCGAGTTCAAAGCTCCTCTTACGAGGAGCGATGTATCGATATGACCAACCTTGAAGGCCACGCCGTGCACGACTGGGACTTGCTTCATCCCAATCGGAAATTAGCCCACCATCACCGTATCCATCTGGAATCCTCACGGATTTCCAAAAGGGCGGAAGGTGGCTAACTACCCCGTCATAAACGGGTTTCCAGCGTGAATCTAGGCCCCAGGCCATACGAGAGTATCGCCTAACCTGGTTAGCGGCCCAATAGGTTCGTTGTACTGAATCTATTGGAGATCTGACGAAGAACGGTGTTACATCGGCACCTCGAAAGTAGTGCTTCCCGCACGACTCGCGAAAGGGCCCGTCCGCAAAGGTCTTCTTGAGGTTCGTCTTAAAACCGACGAACCCTAGGATTTCCTCCAACGGCGGGACCAAGTCCCCGGAGACAATAATATCATCTCCAAAGACTAAGCACCGATGATCCGTATCGAAACGGGACAACAGCTCAATCACTGCGAGCACGAGACCGTAAAACATCAAGGTCTCTAACTCAAAGGTAAAGCCATTGCCCATACTCGATACCTTCCGGAGTAATAGTCTTTCCCCGGAAGGAAGAATAGAGAATGGTGTCCGGCAAAGCTCAATCGCCGAACTCCAACTCGTTGGGAGTAGTAACCTCACTAACTCAAGATGAATCGAGTCAGAGGCACTGCTAAGGTCGACAGTTGCTAGTCGACCGTTTGCGCTTCCCTCAAGGGCCAGGAGCTGATTTCGCTCCTGGGCATCCTTGAGAAGGAGCCCCCACCGCTGCAACCTGCGCCGTATCATGCGACCGATACCCTTCTGAAAATACATGTTCAGATCGGGCTCGATAGCGATGACACGGTCGGTCTTAGCGTTCTTCGGAACAGTGACAACGCGAGAGCCACCAACCACCGTGGGATTAAAACTCCACAGTGGGTACATCTGCGCAAGCACAGACGCTAATGGCAATGCGTTATACGACACTTGGGGCTCTGAGGCCCCATACTTGTAGGCGGCGTCGCCCTTGCGCCTCGGCAAAGATGTCGAGGCTCCTGGCCCCCATGTGAAGAGAGATTCCGCGGAGTCCCACGAAAATTCGCCTAAAATCTTTTGGATTTTATTACGTGCGGTCGCAATGACAGCACGCATTGTGGTGGACTTTGGTCCATTCACAATCCTAGGATTCGCAGCAAAATCGAGGGCCCGCAGATCCTCCTCAACCGACAGAAACTTGGAAAGCGCGACACCAGCGCGATCGATGCCCAGATCCCATTACGGATATTTGGACATCAGCTCGACACAAAGGTAATCGCGGGAGAACGTATCGGCATTCGAATAGGCCCGAGGGTCTATCGAAGCAGACACAATCTCCATAAAGCGGCTCCCATCTAGGGAGTCCCGCATCATCTTGCCAAGGTCGGTTCCTGCCGCGGAGTAAATACCCGCGGCAAGTTCGGGGCCAATACAAGCAGTCTGTCGGTACAGGTCCTTCAAAGGACCAGCATCGTTGCGCTTCTTCATGGGTTAAAACCTCATAGGAGAAGGTGGGTTCTGAATAAACACCGAGAAACGCCATAAAGGCGATCAAGAATGCCTTCATAGCGACCTCCAGGTCCTACTCCGTTAGGAGTAGAGACCCTTCAGGTTCTCGATGATATCAATGACATTACTGTCACTGAGGACACCAACAACACCCTTGCGGATGTTCTTGCGGTCCAACAGAACAGAGGACGCCGGGATAAGAAACTCCCCGTTGAACCTCTCCACATCACGAACCGTGACACGGCTCACGCCGTTAATGGTCTCGTTGATCGTAACCGGCTGGCTCATAATGAGCTTGTACCGATACATCTTATCAGACTGACCAGGCAGGGGTGGTCGAGCAGTGATGGCCAAGTTCCAGTTTGCACTGGCGCTCGAACCTTCATTAGTCGACCAATACGCCGTATCGCCATCGACTTTCACCGGCACAAAAGTATGCGTGACCGGTGTAGCGGCAGCGTCTTGAACAGCAATCGTGGTAAAAGTCCCCACGCGGATCTCCTTACATTTATAGGAATGCCTGGGCGAGTAACGAAATTGCACTCGTCAAACGCCTGGCGGATAGAGGGTCCCCACTTACGTGTAGGACACTCGCCGTTGGTTCAGCAGAATAGACAGAACGGCTCATCGCCATCT